TTTAATTGAGCTCGCGCCGGTGGCCGTTAAGAAGCTATCTAGGTAGTCTTGAGCCGATCGTTCGGACATTCTGCCGGTAATTAAGATGAGGTCGATCGAGCCTCTATCTAGGCTATTTGCGAGCGTGTAATCCCAAGTTATAGAGATTTGACCGATTACGAGCGCCGGAGGGACCAAGCCGTCCGGAATTGTGTCGTAGACTCTTAGCCCGGTGATATTGACGGCCGCTTTTACGCCGTCTCGAACGTCGGACGGAATCACGCCAAGACTTCGCGACGATAGGGTCGGACCATCGCTTGCACGTCGCGACCTAGAGGCGACATTCTGATAGCGCCGAGTTCCGATAAGCCGAGAACGCCGCCGACACTCGAAGCACGTTTCACGAGATCAGTCGAAAGAATGAGACAAGCTTCTTCGATGTCGTCTGGAGGTGTGCCGTTATACCATCCGAATTTGGCGGTTACTTGAACGCCGGGACGAAGATTAACGGGAGACGGGAATAGCATCGTTCCGACCATCGTTACGATCGTGAACGGTCGTTCTAATTGTGGAGCGTTCACGGGGTCGAGAATGTAGTCGGTGTTTAATGTGAGAGTCGTTTCGAATGTGCCGTCTCCGCCGGTGTCAGTTTTTACGATGAGGCCCGTAGTCGAAGATATGTCGTCTACGAATAGACGATAGAAGTCGGTCGCTCGATATTGTCTTGCGGTCGCGTTCGCGTCTGCCCAGAATCGGCGATTAGTCATTCGGTCGATAGATCTTGAAGCGGACTCGATCGCTTTTTCTATATTCACGGTTTCGTCGGCCGTGATCGTGCTCATTCCCGTATAAGACTGAAAGGTCGCGACGGTCGTATAGCCATTAGATATAGCCATCGTTTAAGAGCCTTTCTTTTTTTTAGCGACTTTCTTCTTCGTTTTAGATTCTAGTTCGGCTTCTTTTGTGTCGATGGGTGCTTGCTCGGCTCGCGGTGTTTTATGTCCCGTCGAAAGGAGTCCGTCGAGCCGAGCGAGCTCTTTATCTACGTTCGCGGCTTTGTCCGGCTTACCTTTTGCAAGATATCCGGCGCGTTCGGCGATTAGTGCTTCGCGATAATTATCGAGGTTGAAGCCCATAGTAGAAGTCTGAGGTTCTTCCGGCGACTAGACAAGGAGTCCGCTAGTCGCCGGAAGAAAGAATCAGAATGACGGCGTTACGAGGCCAGTTCCGCCAATGTAAGCGCCGGCGAGCGGCCTTCTTTGAGCGGTGAAAGCCGAGAAGCCGAATAGAACGATTCGGATCGCGACTTTGCCGTCTGGCTGTTCGAATCGAACGTATGTCGGCATCTGTGGAGCTTCCCATAGATGCATCTCGTCCGACGAAACGACGTAGATCAAGTCTTCGTTCGAGCCTGCGCCGTTTGTAGTTGTTACGTTCGCGTCGGTGATGATCGGGAGGCCGAGCATCGAGTATTGGCCGCTCTGACCATAGCCCAAGCCGCTAAACGTGCCGATCGCATTCATCGGACCGTTGGCGTTAGGAACGACTAGAGGTCGGTTAGTCGAATCAACGGCCGCCAAGAGGAAGCCAAGACGTCGAGGATGCATAATAATGAAGTTCGGGCCGCTAAAGACGTTCGACTGCACTCTTTGGATCGCGTCTACGATCTTTGGATACAGTTCGCCGACTGTCGGGCTCGCGTCGGTATAAGTAACGACTTGAGTTAGTGCGGTCGTAAGACCTACAGGCTCGCCGCTCGATCCGGAGCCGTTAAGGATACCGAAGTCGAGTTTTGTGTTATAGGCCGAGATGAGGTCCGCGAGGACGACTTCTTCGATGTTCGCGCCGCGTAGGATCGCCTGCTTCGAGACGTCTTGCATACCGGCGATGGTGTTCACGTTCACGGTTAGGAGCGTGTCGTCGATGTTTGTCTCTTGCGCGGTGTCATTCTCCGAAGCTTGATAAGCGACGCCGGTTCCGGTGGTTATCTTCGAGATATTGACCGTCATACCTTGAGCCGGGAGCGGATGCTTTCGGCAGATATCCGCGACCGGACGACCGGCGCGAGCGAGTGGAGCGTAAAGGTCGATCAAGTATTGCGGGACGACAAGGCCGGCGAAGTTAGCCGTTCCGACGTCGCGCTTTTCGAGTCTGACTTCACGGTTATAGCGAGCGATTCGCTCTGTTGCGTCTGTGTCGCGTGAGAACTCCGACGAGATGGCGTCGGCCAAGAACGAGAACGATCCGCGAGCGTGATAAGTCGGTTCTTCCGAAGTTACTTTCCATCCGCCTACTTGACGGGTTTCCGGTGTTGAAACTTCTACCTTTTTAGCGAGCTCGATAGCGGCTTGCTTGCGTGTCTCGATCTCCGAGACTTGTTGAATTCGTGCGTCGAGCTTCTCAATTTCGAGAGCCAGAGCGGAGACGTTAGCTACTTCTACGTCGTTAAGATCGCGATCTTCTTCGGCGGCGCGGTTCAATGTCGCGTCGATGAGTTCATTCTTTGAATTTCGCTTCTCTTGTAATTGTGTAAGAAAGTTCACGGTTTTAGTCCTTTAGATTTGTCGATTTTGGTTTATCGAGGTGTCTTAAAGATCTGGCCGGGTGTCGATCTTGTCGAGGTGCGGCGATAATTCTTTAGAGGTGTCGTCTCTATGAGTGTAGTCTGACGGTGTTCGAATTTGCAAGCATCCGATCCGTCTCTTGCGAGATGATCTTATTAGCCCAGACTTTACCGGGATCGCCTCCCCAGAGAGCCCAAGCGATACGGCCCGCCGACGGATAACCGTTCTCGTTCGGCGAGAATCCTTCGCCTTCTTTGTCTACTTCGTGCCGGGCGAAGAACGATCGCATTCTTAAAACGGTGTCATAAGAGAGAGCGCCGTTTATTATGTCGCGAGCACGAGCTACTCCGATCTCGGTTCCGCCGCGACCATAGAGGCGACGCCATTCGAGGCCGCGTCGAGCTTCCGCTTTCATTTCTTGAGTTGGTTTATAGGAGTCGGCGCGTTCCGGTGTCGGTGTTTCGCTATAGTTTTCGCTTGCTTCTATTGCGGCAATTTGTGCTTTTGCTTCGCGTCGGCTTTTATGGCAGAAGACGAGGCTTCCGTCCGATTCTTTGACGACGGCATAACCGGACGCGCATTCCGGATTATTTGTCTCTATGCGATATGGCATAGTTTTAATCTAGATCGGGTGTTAAAACTCGAACGTCTTCCGTTCCGGTCTCGACGATTCCATAGAGTCGCTCGTTTATCGGTAGGAAGAATTCGAGCGGCGTAGTGTGCTTTTCGGTGTTGAGCCCGGTCGAGGTCGTTACGTTAGACGCTCCAAGATAGACGGTCGTATTTCCGACGACGTGGAGATAGACATAGCGATTCTTATCGTCTTTTTCGATTAGCAGAGTCGGCGACGTCGTGATAGTAACGTGCGCCGATTTCATTTTCTTATCTTCGCGAGAACGTTTTCTAGTTGAGCGAGATTAGGTTTCTCGATTACTTCGCGGACTGCTTGAACCGAAGCGGCTTCGCCGTAGGCGCCAAAGGTTACGAGAGACACTTCGGCTAGATGAGCTTTTAGTCTTTCGATTACGCCGTTCGAAGCTTTCCTATCTTTTAATGGTTGAAAGCCGATCGAGAGATTAGTTAAAACGCCGTCCCGGACGAGCTCCAGAGCTTGATCGCCGACGTCGGTTTTTGAGATACGAAACTCGCCGTATAGCCCTTTTTTATCTTCGCGAAGTGTTGTCGCTTTCCCAAGCGGGAGCACTTGTTGATCGTGGCCTTGAAGTAGTTTGACGCGATGAGCGGCACGAGTTACGGCTTCGAATGCTCCCATACGAAAGACTTCGATTAGTCCCGGATGGATTCGTGCTTCCGTGTCGTATGGAACACAGATTCCGCAAATAGTCCGACCGTCGCCTTCGGCGCGGACCTCTAACTCGCTTTCAAATTTTCTAGTTTCTAAAGCCATAGTCTTATCCTATTCGTCTAGCGGTTCTTCTTGCTGTAATTCGACTTCTCCTACTTCTTCGATCTCTATTTCTTCGCTAGTTGTCTCTGGCTCTCCCATCGATGGACGGTTTTCGAAGTCTGCTCTGACTTCATCGACCGTTAAGAAGCCGGCTTCGAGCGCGATCTTATGAGCCTGATAGCGAGTAAGAGTGTCGGATCGAAGTAGTGCGTCGGTGTTAAATTTCGCATACTGTCCGCGAGGTAATAGATCCGTGAACGCCGACTCGATTCTCGTTAGAAGCGGCGTAATCCCTCTTAGGAATTGGAGTTGCTCTTGCTCGACGTTCGAATAGGTTCGAGAAGAGTTAGGAGCTCCCAGATAGTAACCGGGGAGGCCGAGCATATTTGCTATTTCGGTGAGACTGAACTCGCGTGATTCGACTAACTGAGAGTCTTTAGCGTTGTCGCTTAATTGTTGAAACTTAGTCGTCGAGTTTAGAACGGCCGGCTCGCGTGAAGTTCCGCCGTAGTGCCGCATCCAGACGGCCTTTAACATATCGGCTTCGTCTTGAGTTAGGTCCGCGTTATCTGAGTAGAGAATCCCGGTCGGTTGAGCTCCGCCGTCGAAGTATTTAGCGGCGTAAGCCTGCATCGCGAGAGCGGCGCCGATTCCTTGACGTTGAGCGGCGACGACTCCTAAGCCGACGATCTGGCCGGGAAGCGTAAAATTTTTAATATGCATTATGCGATCGGCTTCGTAAATTTCGTCCGCGATCTTGTAAGTTAAACGTCCGGCGTTTCGCTCGACGTGAACTCTTGTCGGTGATACGGGATAGATAGATTCGGGATAGCCGTTCGCGCCGATATCGCCGAGAATAGCGATGTAGTTTCCGTGAATTACGAGAGCGGCCGCCATAGCGGAGATCGTTTCGATTCTTGTTTCGTTCGGATATGGACGCTCTAGTAATGGCGGGATCGGTTCGATTCTGACGTCGCCTCTATAGGCGTGAATCGGTAGAGCGCCGATCGTGTCCGAGATTAAAGTAATGCCACGCCATAAGCCGGGGATTGAGAGCGTCGTTCCTTCGTCTACGAAAGTTCCGGCGTAAACGGTGTCGTAGTAACGCGAAACGCGGCCGAGCGAATCGACATAGGCGTTCGGTTGGGGCATAGGGAGAATCCCTTGACGCTTTTTTAGACGGAGTCGGTCGAAGATAGCCATCGCACTAAAGACTATATCTTAGACGATAGGCGTAACGGGATTAGAAGATCAGAGATCGCGGCTTCGTTTCGATTTTACGGTGGACGGAGTGATGCCATCCGAGCGTCGCCGCATATAGCGGAGTTAGGTCGGAGTCGGTGTTCATTCTGGCCCAGAGCCAAGACTGACCTAGCGGACGCTTTTTAGCGTTGAGGATGGCGTCGTCTAAAACGCTCGAAGTTTTGACTTTTACGCTTCGGTCGAGGATCGCGTCATAAAATAAATTACAAGCCGAGACGACGTCTTGCGTCCGATATTTGACGACGTTTACTTGCAAATTTTGGAGCGGTTCTACGAGAGCTCCGGCCGGTGAATAGCCGTCTACGATGATCGGCGCTTTCCATCGTCGCGAAAGTTCTAGGCATCGTTGAGAGATCCAAGCGACGCCGGGACGCGAGTCAATTACTTCGATTCGGCCTTGTTCGTCGGCGACGACAATAGAAGCGCAAGAACGATCTAAAGAAACATCGAGCCCGAAAGAGAGCCGTCCGGCGGGAGCTACTTTCGCCGAGTTGCACGAATACCAGACTTTTTCGGGAATCAGTCGATCGTCTTGATTCGTCCAAGTGTTTAGATAGCTTCGCCGGAAGTCCGTTAAAGTCATCGTCGCGAGCGCGTGATCTATCGTCGAGGCGTCGATCGTCTGGCCGAGGGCCGGCATACACTTAGCCCAAGTCGTAGGATCGAACGGATCATCGTCCGGATCGGCGGACCATTCGAAGTAAGCGACGCCGTTTATTAGCCCGTCTTTTATTGCTTGACGTCCGGCGTCTACCTTCCGGCGAAGAAACATAGACTCCGAAGTTCCCGCCGTTGAAACGATAAGGATCTGGCCGTCTTTTTTAGTTGCCATCGCCGGCAAGAGCGCCGCTTCCCGGATCCCTTCATAGTCGGCGAACGCTTCGTCAATTACGGCAAGCGAGAGCGTCTTACCGTGTCC